TGAGGATGGAATAAAGGTGTATTAGAATGCCAGCAGAAATAGTAGCAGCGGTTGCAGCCGCTAACCAGGCATTTAACTTTATTAAGAAAGCCGTCCATAAAGGGAAAGAAGTACAAGACTTAACAAGGGCAATTAGTAAGTTTTGGGATGCTAGAGAAGAAGTCAGCGTCCTAGAACAAAAAGCAAAGACTACAAGCAAGATAGGTAAGTTGCTAGGTAGTAGTTCAATAGAAAGCCAAGCACTAGAGGCTACGCTTCAGAAACAGAAGGCAGAGCAGCTAGAAAAGGAATTGAAGGATTTATTCTATTGGACGGGTAACGCGAACCTTTGGCACGATATGTTAAAGGAACGGATGAGGATAAGGAATTTAAGGATAGCAGAGGCAAAGAAAGCAGCACAAACTAGAGCGGCCATGATAGATATATTAGTAGTGTTTGGTTGCTTTATAGGATTAGTGTTTGTTTTCTATTCGGTGAGTCTAATTGGAAAATAGAATAGACAGGATTGAAAGCAAGATAGATGACCTTCAAGAGGCTGTTGTTTCCTTGGCCCGTGTAGAGGAAAGAATCACCACTATCTTTAATCGTCAAACATCTATTGAAGATAGAATAAATACGATGGACGATAAGTTACAGAAGATGTCGCCGTCTGTTGCCTTTGGTGAAAGAATATTTTGGATACTAATTGTAGCTACTGTGACTGTGATAGGAAGAATGTTATGAGACGAATTGGAAAAATGATACGCGAGAAAGTTCAGGACATGACTGAAGAAGAAGCAGGCAAAGTGGTTGTCTGTACTTTAGGTCTTGTTGTTATCTTATTCTGTGCAGTTATATTCTTATGATAAGCGCGTTGATTGGCCCAGTCAGTGCTATCTTAGACAAGGTAATACCTGACAAAGACCTGAAAGAAAAGCTGTCTCACGAGATAGCTACTATGGCTGAGCGTCATGCTCAAGAGCAGGTCATGGCTCAAATTGAGGTTAATAAAGTTGAAGCAGCTCACAATAGTATGTTTGTTGCTGGTTGGAGACCTGCCATTGGCTGGATATGCGCTCTTGGAATGGCTGGAAACTTCCTGGTAATACCCTTTGTAAATATGGCTTTAGAGTTATTTGATACTGGGGTAGTAGTTCCTTTAATAGCTTTAAGTGAGATGATGCCCGTGTTAATGGGTATGTTAGGTTTAGGTGCAATGCGAACCTTTGAAAAAACTAAGGGTGTCTCAAGAGAAAAATGATGACTATCGTAGAGTTTCCTGTTAACAAGATGGACTCTATTGCTGAACAAGCAGACGCAGAGCTTTATGAGTGGTGCTTAGAAAAGATAGAGCAAGGATTAGACCCTGTATATCTTTCAGGAGTTCTCCAGTACAACTCTCTGCATCTGTTATCAAATATGATTGAGGAAGAGTAATGGGTTCATTTACTAGACTAAGAGGAACTTCATACCTATACAATCCAAGTACAGGTATGTTTAGTCAGGTTTCAGACCTGCCTTCATTTGTTGATGACTCTGCTCCCGCAATTAATATTACTGGAAGTTTTGGTGGCGGTACTGACACTCAAGCCTTTTATGACGCTCTTGCAAAAGATTATGAAGAGCAACTTGCTACGCAAGAAGTAGAAGATTTATTTACCAACCAGCTAGCCTATCAACCTCCTGATGACTTTGTTGGCCCTCCTGAGCCTGAAGATGATGGAATAGCAATGGTGGACTTGGTTCCAGAGGTAAAGGGCGTTGTAACAGATGACCCTAATCAAATCTGGAAAGATACAGATAAAGATGAGCTAGACTTAAAAGGCTTTATAGATTTAGCGTTTGATGTATTTGGTGCTTACAACAAAGATGCAATTACTAATGTTGTAGACCTAGTTAATCAAAGAGGTATATCTGTAGGTGAGGTAGCACAAGCTACGGGTAATAGTGTTGAGTCTATCAATCAAGCGGCAACTGAATCTGGTACTGCAATTGAAAATCAGGGTACTGACGATGTGTTAGGAGATGGGGCAGGGGATACTGATGGTATGGGAGATGTTGCTGGCACTCCTACACCCACAACACCTACTCCAACAACCCCTACACCAACCCCTACGCCTACTCCGACTCCCGAGCCAACACCCGAGCCAACACCCGAGCCAACACCCGAGCCAACACCTGAACCAGATGTTGAGCCGCCAAGTGGGATATTTACTGAACCAGTAGGAGATGATACGCCACCTCCTGAGACACCTATTCAAATCCTGCAAACACCAGAAACTCCTAAGCCAACTCGTCAAGGGTTGTTAGCTGTTATTCAGAATACCCCTGTAACTGAACAGATGTTTGCGGGCGAGTTGTTTGAAGCAAAACTTAGAGAATTAACTAATGTTCCTGAAGCGTTAGGAATGATTCAAGACATAGGAAGACGATTCGTATGACTTATTTAGATTTAATTAATAACGTCCTCCGCAGATTACGAGAGGACACAGTAGATACAGCTAATGCTACTGACTACTCTCATCTTATAGGTGACTTGGTTAATGACGCTAAGAAGATTGTGGAGAACTCCTTTGACTGGACTGCATTAAGGGACTCTATAACTGTTAACACTGTAAGTGGTACAGATACTTACTCACTTACTGGTAGTGGTGATTTGGCTGTTATAAAGGACGTAATGAACACTACGTCTAAAAGATTTATGCACCTTAGAAGTAAGGAATACTTTAACAATGTAACCTACAACACTACACCACAATCAGGCTCTCCTGATTATTTTACATTTGTGGGTACGGATACCAATAAAGATTTAGAAGTCCAAGTTTATCCAAAGCCTGATGCAGCATACGCTCTGAGGTTTGATGTTGTTAAACCACAAGCTGATTTGACTACTGATTCGGATAGCTTGTTAGCACCTAATAACCCTGTTATACAACTATCCTACGCTATGGCTTTAAGGGAAAGGGGTGAGACTGGCGGTCAGAGTGCAGCAGAACAATTTGCTGTAGCCTCTACTTCTTTATCTGACGCTATTGCATTTGACGCTAACAGATACCCTTCTGAGTTAACCTTTCAGGTACGATAATGGCCCAGAAACTACAAAGCATAACTATTACGGCTCCAGGCTTTGCGGGTATAAACACCCAAGATGCCCCGTTAGCTCAAGACCCTACCTTTGCATCGGTTGCAGATAACTGCATTATTGACAAAGAAGGGCGGGTTGCTGCGCGTAAAGGTTATGACATGGTGTCTACTAATGGCCCTGCTGTATTGGGGAGTTCTGATGGTATAGAAGCTATACATCAGTTTAGGGATTCAGGTGGGAATGTAGTTGTATTCTCTGCTGGTAATAGCAAGATATTCTCAGGGACTACTACTCTTACTGATGCAACTCCTGGGTCTTATACTGTATCTGATGATAACTGGAAGATAGTTAACTTTAATGACAAGGCTTATTTCTTTCAAAGAAGTCAGGAGCCTTTAGTCTATTCTAATGCTGCTGCTGCTGTTGAGAAGATGTCCTCTCATTCTGGCTCTGCTGGCACACCTCCCCAAGGCAACGAAGTTTTAGCGGGCTTTGGTAGGCTTTGGGTGGCTGACTTTGCCACAGATAAGTCTACTATCTACTGGAGTGATTTATTAGATGGGACTGTTTGGACTGGTGGTTCTTCAGGCTCTATAGACGTATCTAAGGTTTGGCCTAATGGGTACGATGAGATTGTAGCTTTATCTGCTCATAATGGATTCTTAGTTATCTTTGGTAAGGACGCTATCCTTATTTACGAAGGCGCTGATTCTCCTTCTACTATGACCCTAGCGGATACTATATCTAACATAGGGTGTGTATCTAGGGACGCAGTTGTTTCTACGGGTAAGGATTTAATCTTTTTAGACCGTTCAGGCGTAAGAAGTCTGGCGAGAACAATTCAAGAAAAGTCCTCACCTATTGGGGATGTATCTAAGAACGTAAATAATGACGTTAAGAATCTGGTAGCTAGTGAAACAGGTAATATTTCATTACATTACTCTCCTAAAGAAGCCTTTGTATTGGTTAACTTTCCCGTCCTTCAGACGGTGTATGTCTTTGATACGAGATTTCCTCTCCAAGATGGTTCATACAGAGCAACCACTTGGTCTAGCATTGCACCACTACGTTTTACTAATTTGGTGGATGACACTATTTATATTGGGAACGCAACTGGCATTGCTGAATATGATAGCTATACAGACGGGACAGGTTCATATCAGTTAAGTTACTTCTCACATCCCTTAGCATTTGGGGATAGCTCAGTTCTTAAATTTCTTAAAAAAGTAAACTTAACTACCTTTGACGGCGCCGAAGCTACAGTTGTACTGAACTGGGCCTATGACTACTCAAATTCTTATAAGAAGCAAGCATACGTCTTACCTGCTAATAACGCTGCCCAATACAACATCTCTGAATACAACACTGAAGCTGAGTATTCTTCTTCATTGAGCCTAATTAACAGACAGAAGATAAATACTTCTGGTTCTGGAGCTGTTGTATCTGTAGGAGTGGAAACGACTGTGAACGGTAAGTCTATAGCTATACAACAATTTAATATTCATGCACTACTTGGAAGGATTGTCTAATGACTGATTACACGAAGACAACTAACTTTGCCGCCAAGGATGCCCTGGTGTCAGGAAATCCTGCTAAGGTGGTGAAGGGAACTGAAGTGAACACCGAATTTGATAACATAGCAACTGCGGTATCTACCAAGGCTAACTTAGCTGCCCCGACATTTACGGGGACTACAACTGCCGCAAACCTCACAGTGTCAGGAACATTCACTGGCACTATTGATGGAGGGACTTACTAATGCCACATATATTAGGTTTAGAACATAGTTTAGGTGGCGTAGCTAATCAAGCTATGGATTTTTTTGGACTAGGTTCTGGAGGCGGTGGTTTCTTTGGAAGCCCAGGCGCAGGTCTTATAGGTGCTTTGGGTCAGAGTGTTTTAACTGACAAAGCTATCAAAGACATAGGTGAAGCCCGTCAAGAAGCTAACATATTCTTTGGTGGTGCTACCGATTTACCCACTTATGAAGGCGGTTTACTGGGTGAGGTAGGGAGGCAGTCTCAGTTCAAACCATTTACCGTTACTGGAACGAATGTATTTGGTCAGCCTTCTGCTGCTACTATATCCCAAACAGGTACTGAGCTAGCTCTAAGCCCTGAAGAAGCTGCATTACAAAGGTCTTTGACTGGATTTGGTCAGCAGGCTTTTGATTTCTTGGGCGACCCTATGGCTAGGGGTGAGGAGCAAACTAATATTATTGGTATGTTGACTCAAGACCCTGCTGCTAGAGCTGGTAGAGAAGCAGATATATTTGGCAGACTAGAGGCTGTACAGGCTCCTGAAAGAGAAAGAGCTAGACTTCAGCTAGAAGAAAGACTCTTGGGCCAAGGTAGAAGTGGTGTCCGTACCTCTATGTTTGGTGGCACTCCTGAAGAACTAGCCCTTAATAAAGCCATTGAAGAACAACGTGCAGCATCTGCCGTATCTGCTATGGAACAAGCTAGAGCTGAACAAGCCCTACAATCTCAACAGACCCTACAGGGTTTGGGTGAGTTTAGGGATAGAATGGGCTTATTTGGACAGCTTGGTTTACAGGCTATACCTACAGCTTACACCCCTCAGCAAGAGCTATTGAGGACGTTGACTCCACAACTAGAGGCTTCACGCCTAGCATCCTCTTTACAGGCCACTGGGCTAGGTTTAGGGGCTGGTTTGGCAGAATCTGCAATAGAGTCCCAGTTAGGGTTTGAAGCCCTTAGAAACGCCCTGAGACAGCAGCAGTATCAAGGTTTGTTTGACCTGTTAAGTGCCGAAAGGCGAGGCCAATCCTCTGGAACTACTACAACCAGTAGCAGTGGTGGCAATTTCTTTGAAAATCTAGTCAATGACTATTTAACCCAAACACCATACATGACTAATCAAGAAGTAACAGATTTAATTGGTGTACCAATGCCAAAACCTGACCTTACTAGCGGGACTCAGCCTTATATGACAAAGGAAGAAATAGAAAGGTTAACAGGGGTAAAACTTCCATAGGATTTAGAAATGGCTATTAACATACAATCTTTATTTAGCGACATTATTGAGACTCCTGCACAGCGTCAAGAAAGGATGCTGACCGAAGGAATACTCAAGGGACGTGAGTTAACTGGTGGTCTTACGGGACTAGCTAGGACTCAAGCACCTTTAGTATCTGCCCTATCTATGCAAATGCCCCAGAGACAAGAAGCACTCCGCAGGAATGTGGGTGGAATGTTGGGCCTAGACGTTAGAACTCAATCTGAAAAACTAGAAGATATTATTAAAACTGCTGATGCCTCTACTCCTGCTGGAATGATTAACCTTTCCAAAGCTATCCAGGAGTATGCTCCCGCCCAAGCGTTAACATTGCGACAAGCTGCTGTTGAAGAACAGCAAAGACTTGCTGACAGAGACAGACAGATACGCTTACAAAATCTTCAAATAGAAGAAGCAGAACGAGAGTCAACTGAAGCGGTAGAAGCTAAGAGTGTTAGAGAAAGCAACGCTCAGTCATATAGAGACTTAGGCGTTCCTAATGCTTTAGTAAATGATTATGTTGCTGGGAATATTACTGCGGCTCAGATGAATCAAGCACACAGTCAAAGCCTTGCGGCAAGAGCTAAGTCTATTCCTGAATATAAGACTCTTGCTGGTCAGGGGCTAAAAGACGTAGAACTTGCAATGGATGACAATGATGCGGTGCAAGAACTTTTGTCTATTAAAGGAGAACCACAAGGTATTCTCTCACAGTACCTACCTTTTCTTAGAGACAACGCATATTCAAAGCAAGATTTTATAGCTGAAGTTAGCATGATTATGCAAATTGAAAAACAAATGACCCCATCTGAAGCTGTAGATAGAGCAGTCTCCACTCTTCCAATGGGGGGAATCTTATCAACAATAGCAATTCGTGACCCAGAAGGAGCAGAAAGACTCAGAACTCAAGTTGTTCGTTCTGTTCAACCAATGGGCGCTGTTAACCCTGCCGCCCTTGCTGCTGGGTCTGGACTAGAAACTTCAGAGCCTAGCCTTGAAAGACCTGAAGGTGCAGCAGAAACAGAAAGCAGTGCCTTAGATTTAACTCAACAAGTTATAGAATTTAGACAGTCTTTAGGTTCAGGGCCATCACTAGAAGCTCCAACTACAAATGATGAAGAAATGGTTGCTAGCCTTATTA